TCGCTAACAGCTTCTTCAAGATCAGGGTTTACCCCTTTAGATTTTTTAGTCATTCTTCTGTCGATGTTTGTAGTGGACTTACAGCAGTGCCAGCGCCCATAGCCATGCCAGCTTTTTCTGGAGTTGTCATTGGTTTTCTAGCAAGAGCTTTTTGAGCTTTACGAGCAGCGCCAGAGCGCAAACCTGTCATGCTAGAAATACCGCCTAAGGTGGTACCTAAAGCCTTTTTGAGCACATCAGCGCTTTCAGTTTCCTCTGGACCCGTAGTCTCCCATCGTGCTCGTAGCTTTAAAGTTCTACCAAGCTGACCTAAATCATCAATATCTTTTGGATTTTTAACCCGTGTGGCATCAGTTCTTAGCATTGTGCCCAAGCGCTCAAGACTAATATTGCCTTGCTGAATACCGCCAACTTTATTCAAATCTTCAAGGATGATGGTATTGCGATATTGAGGTCTAAGCACCTCTAACTTGGCTGCCATGTCTTTGTTGTACTTGCCAACAGCTTCATCCAATTTATCAACCAAATTGTAAATTTCATGGGCATTACCTTTGTTATCAGAACCTCTTGCTCTTTCTGTTAAAGCATTGCGAAGGCGCTGAAGGTCATCACCCTTGATTAATCCTTGGTCAATATTTCGTGCAATATCTTCTGTAGCTCGTCTTACTGTAGTGCTGCCAGCAAAACCAAGATCCGCTTCTTTTTGCAAAATGCCATCTAAAGTGCCTTTAATTTCAGGACCTACTTTAAATATCTTTCCTTTATAGACAGCATTAAATCCTTCGCCAAGAGTTTTTAATCGCTCTTTAATAAAGGGTTCGCTAATCTCATCAACTGCTTTTCCAGTGCCTTCACTAGCCAATTTGTTTGCAAGAGTTTGATTGCCCTCGGCAGCAAAAGTAGATCCTTTAGCAGACACTGGGGCATCTTGCCGTACTTGAGCAGGAGATAATTTAAATCCTAAACTTTCAGCAGCACGGGCTGCATCTTCAGAAGTTCTTGTTGGCACACCCAATAAAGTCTTGACACCTGTTTTAGCCAAGCCTGGCAAAGATGGTCCTAAACCACCGATGATTTCTCCAGTGGTCTGATAACCTGAAACTTCTTCTCTTGGCTTTTGAATGCCTAGCTTACTAAGACCTTTTTGCGCTTCAGAGATAGTTGGAAAAATAGTCTCTCGCCCTAAAAAATCTTGTTTAGTTCCTGGTTCTTGCAATCCTAAAGCCTGTGGCACGGTGTAAGCACCAAATTTTTCTAGCTCGCCAAGACTGCCTGCTGCACCAGTAGCAGCGCCATAACCTACTGCTCCAGCCTTTTCGCCTACACCAGCTTCAAATTCTTCTATGGCTTCAGGTCTGAAGCGACCAGACTGTTTAGGTCCACCAGTAATAGGATCTTCTTTAAAAGGCATATTTACTCCGCAGTGAACGGTTTTCCACCAATAGTAATTTTTTGACCAGGTTTTATTGTTCCATTATCAAGGGCTGATTGAGCTTCGGCTTCTGTATTAAAAGCAGGTCTTTTTGTAATAGCCTCTTGAGTAGCTTCACCCATAGTTTTCTTACCTTTGGTGATGGCATTGATAACATCACCAGTAGTATAAGGAATGGCTTTTTCCATGCGAACAATTTGTTCTTGCGCAGCTTGAGCTTGTTGACCTGGCAAGAGTCCTGACTCAATCATAGCGCTAATAGACTCAGTAGAAATTCTGCGAATATCAGCAATCTTGAGCGCAGCATCTAATACCGTATCATTAGCTTTAGGCTGTAGCTTTTCTAATTGACCAGCCAATACGGTTAAACCTGTAGCTGTACCAGATGCCTCAATGGTTGCCAAGTAACGGCTGACACCAGCATAAATGGTTTCCATAGCTTTAGTCTCTTGTGATGACAAGGTTCTACCAGCACTGTTTTTCACATAATTAGTTAAACCTTCTTTGCTAGATAAGTAAGGCAAAATGCCTGTTCTAGCACCAGCAGAAAGTTGCATGATATTTTCAGCAGCCGATGCAGCGCCTCGCAATGCAGTCACAGCTCTTTGAGCAATCATCAATTGTTGAGTTGCTTTTACACCACCCGCACCAGCAGCCGTTTTTAATAGCTTATTGCGCTCTGTTTCAAGATATTGCACATCTTTCATCAAGCCATCAGCAAACTTAGCTGCTTCCTCTAAACCTTGCTTTTCATATTTAGCTCGCAACACAGGGCTAGTAGCTTCAGCAATTGCTATAGTAGCTTTAGACTCAGCAGCTCTGCGATCTGTAGCAGCCATCTTCATAGCTAAATCAAGTTCGTTTTTGAGTTTTTCAGTCTTAGATTTGATAGTAGCTAAATTCTTATCAAAGACTTGTTTTTCTCTTTCAAAGACATCTTTACGACCTTGTTGATAACCTTTCATCATGCCAGCCATTGCATTAATAGCGCCTGTAGCAGAAGTTGTGCCAGCTTGACCTGCAACACCTCGCCCAACAAAAGCAATTAAAGATGCCATAGTTGCCAGTCCTAAGAATGTCTCTTGAGTAGGTTCAAACTCAGGAATAGTTAGTCTAGCCATCTCTTTTTGAGCTGTTTGCAATTGCTCTTTTTCTTGACCAGCTAATTCGGTTTCAACTCCAGCTTTAATGGTAGCTTGCTTAACAGGAAGCGCAGACTCCATTTGAGCCAGCTCCTCATTTTTTTGTTGCATCTTGCCAAAGATGTCGCCTTTAACTCCAACCATGTCTCTGACAGATGGGATCTTGCCTTTTTTGCCAGCAATGATGTCTACTGTGCCACCAGTGATGTCTGGAGTTTTTGTTCCGAGTGCATTATCTAGTGCCATATTAAGGTCCTATTGCGCCAATGGTTGAAGGAGCTGCTGCTGTTGTACCTGGAGCTGGGGTTGCTCTAGAAGCCCCCAAAATATATGGAGCAAACATATTAGCCATTTGAGTATAAAAATTAGTGTTAGCAGCATTAATTTGTTGGTCACCAGCCAATTGAGTTGTAATGGCTTGCAGCGCATATTGGTCACCAATAGCTGAAGTTGCAAGACCTAACTTGAATTGGTTGTCCATTAAACGAGCAGTTAAGTCAGCAATAGAGTTGGCATATTGTAGTGTTCCTACACCACCTCTACGACTAATGTCTTGTGATCCTTGCGCTCTTGCAGCATTTACAGCTTGCACATCACCTGGAGACAATCCACCAGTTTGTGCTTGACCCATCAATTGACTGCCAATTGCTTTATAAGGGGCGCCAATATTGGCTATTTTGCCAGCAGCATTAGCTACTTGGTTGGCAGCAGTGGCTTGTGTAGGCTGTTGTACATAGCGAGATAATCCAGCAATCGTAGCAGCGCCTAATCCTAATCTACCTAAAGTGTCAATCCATTTTGCATAATCAGTTTCTTTTTTAGCAGCATCTTTAGCAGCTTTATCTTGCGCTGCTGCATCTTGAGCATATTGAAGCTGTGCATAAGCATCTAAATTTTCTTCAGGAGCATAAGCAGCTTGACCTGTAGGAGTAAATATAGTGCCGTATCCAGCAGGTTGAGCTTCACCGCTAGGATATAAACTAGGGAATTTGGAAGCTACTTGTTCTGGTGTTTGAGGAATGCCAGTAGTCGGATCATAGTAAGGTTGATCCTGACCTAATGCAGCCATATCTACTCTTTGTGGCGCAGCTTGTGGGGCTTGATAAGTTGGAGCAGGCTGCTGATATTGAGTTGCATCAGGCTGCTGATATTGAGTTGTATCAGGAAAATTGTATTGCGGCACATTTTGCAGTTGTTGTGCAGCATACTCTGGTGTGGAAGGCACATATTGACCAGCATCTACAGGCGCTTGAAAACTTCCCGCATCATAAGTAGGAGTAAAAGCACCGCCAGTATCTCCGCCAAAATAAACAGACGGGTCTTGAATGTCTACTGCATCGTCAAATTCAAGCAATCCTGTATCAGGGTTGCGACTTCCTCTACCGCCTCTTTTCTTTAAAAGAGCAGCTTCTTTAGGAGTGATGTGAGCAAGAACAGTATCTTTGCCTCGACCTTTAGAACGAAGCAACTCAGCAAGGGCTGGTAAGTCCAGACCTAAAGTTTTGCTTAATGAATTAGCCATTCTTAACTCCCTGTTTCATCTTTAACCCTTAAAGATTCAATATTCCAAACATTCTTTGGTTTGCCACCTGTCTCTGGACTGAGTGTTTCACCTGTTGCACCAGTGTCGCTATAAGCCGATGTGGGGCTGCCTAAGTTTAATACTTGCGAAAGCGCTTGGCTACCAGGACCTGTAGCACCACTTGTTGTTGGGGAGCCTAAAATATAGCTTGAACCCGTAGTTTTAGTTGGTGTACCCGTAGTGCTTGCCGTTGTAGATGATCTAGGTGCAGAAGTAGAAGTGGTTGGTTTAGCTCCTGGCACTGTTGTAGATGAAGGTGCTTTTGTTGTTGGGAATAGATAGTTCAATAATCCACCAGTCAAAGCCGTACCTGTAGAAGAAGCAATTTTTGACCCTTCGCTAGGCACTCCACCAGGGTAAAGATCAGGGTACATAGCAGCTACTTGGGCAGCAGTTAACTCTGCTCCAGTAACGGGATCGTACAAAGGAATATCTCCAGCCATATCGGGAGAAGAAGGTTCAACAGAAGGTCCTGATAATGCACCACCAACTGCACCTGAGGCACCACCAATCGCTGCTCCAGTAAGAGGATCTGTTCCCCTGACTAAAGATTTTAAAGCGCCAGCTCCTGCACCAGTAACACCACCAGCAATACTAGAAGGCAACCCAGAAGGCAAAACACTGCTAATAGCTTGACCTGCTCCCGCAGTCACACCAGCAGTTGCAGCAGAAGTTGCAGCAGCCTCTAATACAGATTTTAAATCTTTATTATTAATTGCACCTTGTATTGCCGTATTTCCACCAGCCATAGTTGCTGCTCCAACAACATTTCCATAAGCAGCAGCCGTAGCTGCATCAGCTCCAAGACTGCTTAAAATTGCAGCGCCAACTTCAGCTTGACCAGCAATAACGGTTGCAGCAATAGCGGTGCCAATAGCTATAACACTATTAATTACATTGTATAAACCACCAGCAGAAGGTTGCGGACTAACCGATGCAATTGAAACTGGATTTTTTGTATTTGGGTCAACATAGACTTTTCCAGAAGTGTCTAAGACTAATTCAGGTTTATCTACTTGAACATCTACACCGCCAATCTGCACCGTGTCAGGCACATTAGGGGCGCCAGAATACGGAATATTGCGGTAGCCTAATCTTTGGTCGTTAAATTGAGAAAATGGCGGGGTAACTGAAATGATTTGTCCCGCCCACGGTCCTCCAGCATCTGCAAATTTAGCTGTAGAGCCATCAGCATAAGTGAAATTCCATTGCCCATTATTCCGATCTGTTTTTACAGCCCCGTTTTGAGGGTTGTTAATGTCAAAATTAAAACCAAATTGTTTTCCTTGCGGTGTGGTATCCGCAGGTGTATTAGGACTAGGTGCTTGTTGTTGTGCTTGCGGTACATCTTGTTGCAAAGTTTGCTGTGAAGCCTGTGCCTCTTGCTCTGCCGTTCTTTGACCAGAGGCTTGATATTGCAATGCTTCAGCCGAATTAGAAAAGTCGGCAGCCATGGTTGACGGATCAACTTGACCAGTTTGTAGCAAGTTTAAGTTCCAAGCAAAACCACCTGGGTCAGGATCTCGCCCAAACACATTACGATAAAGGTCAGTTAAGAATTGGGTGTAATCCATTATTTAGAACCCCGCATCTGCTTGACCAACTCACCAACAGAAATTAATGAACCTAAAAATCGGTAATCAATACCATCTTGTATTTCTTGTGGCTGCGCTACCTTAGATTGAATAGCTCTTTGCTTGACCATGGGATATAAACCTTGGTCTTTTAATGCTTTTCTAGCCAGATCAGCTAGGTCCATTAGGTCACCAGGTTTAATGTTGTTTTGCTTCATCAATGCCTGTAGCTGAGTCTTAGCTTGCTCAACCCGTGGATCATTTTTTGTTTGCTTTTTCCCTTGCATAGCATCAACCACAGCAGTGTCCTGGGCTTTTGGAAAAACCGATTTTTCTTGGCGGGGAGAAAGAGGTTTGTTTTGCATTTATGTCAGCTTGAGGGCAGCAGCTATTTGTTGATGAATGTAAAGGTGCGAAGCAATCCAATCATAGAAATCGTTTTCCACATTCCAGTCTACATCAAGCAAATTAAAAGGATTGTTCAAACTTAATAGGTTGGCAAAGGCTTGATGTTCGACCTGGTGAGTGAGTAACCAGTCATCTAAATTGTCTATATTGGCATCAGTTAGGGGGTATCCAGGTACTGAAATGCCTAAATCAAGGAAAGTATCCCTAAAGAGGTGATGTTGCTGCCCATTCTCAAATAAGAACTGTCCTAGAGAGTCTTTGTCTCCAAATTTGACAGTAGAAAGGGTATCAAAATCCATTAAGCATTACCTTTGGTTCGCAACTCTTTATATATTTCAGCTAACATTCCTTTGATTTCAGAAATATCTGCTTTGTAATCTTGCTTTAAAACATAATTGCTTGGCATATCTCTTACATCTTCATCTAAGCGGTCAATCTTTCTAGAAATATTGTTAAGCACCCATCCACCTAGAAATCCAGCTATAGCCATGGCGATGTTGAAAGAGATTTGCAAATCCATGTTTAAACCTGATAGTAGGGTACTTTAACGAGAACACCATTAAGGTTTAAAACAATATAACCTTGTGGCACTAAGGGCAGACTTGAAGTTAAAAAGGTAGCATTAGCCGTTGTGTTGGCTGTGTGATTGGTTGTGGTGACATTAATATTGCCAGAGGCAATGGTCACATTAGCTATAGTTAAATTACCTAGGCTAGTAACAGTGCTGCCAAGGGCAACAACAGTATTACCAATGGTCGAAGAACTATTACTGAGAAAGCTATTGGGGAAAGTAGCTGAAACAGAGGCAATATTAGCATTTTGTAATTGAACATTTCCTAAAGTAGTAGCAGTGTTTCCAAGACCAATACTGGTGTTACCAATCGTAATCGTACCACCAGAAATAGCAGTATTGGCAATCGCAATTGCCACATTAGCAGCAACCGTTACTCTGCCTTTTGCATCGACAGTAACTTGGCTAACAGTGCTTGCATTGCCATAAATCCCCGCAGTAACACCACTAGTGTTGAGTGTAGGATTTGGATAAGTCCCAGTAAGATCACCGCCAGCAGCACCACCAGGAGAAGTGCCACTAATCGTAACATTGGAAGCATTGGTGATTTGCCCTTGATTGTTAACTGTAAAAGTTCCGACTTGAGTAGCGCTACCGTAGTTTCCAGTAGTAACCGCAGTATTAGCAATATTAAGGGTGATGTTAGCAGCAAGGTTTCCTCCACCTGACAAACCTGTACCAGCCGTAACTGTAATGGTATTGGCTACCGCACCTGTGACATTGGCTACAGGAATGGTAGTAGAGGCTGTAACAAGGTTAGAGCCATTGGCATACATATAACCAGTAAGACTGGTTACTGCAATATTGGCAAAAGACTCGGTTGATCCGCCTAAAACTTTTTCCCAAACGGTTCCGTTAAATATAGCAAGGTCACCAACAGACCAAATGGCAATTCCGTTTAAATTGGTAGTACCCGCTACAGAGACAATATAGTAATTGTTGGTTGTTCCGACACTACTTACTAAAGTAGGTGTATTGGTTGCAGCATTCCATGTGCCCTGATAACTCAGACCACCGCCACCTCCACCGCTAGTTGAAACAACCTTGAGAACCATGTTTAGACTCCATCGCCAGGGGTAATGTAAATGGTAGCTGTTGTAGTGCTATAGCCAGTAAAGTAGGCATTAGGTACAAAAGTTAAAATCTCATCCGTGCCAGGAAGCAATGGAAAAGCAGGCTGAGAACTAGTGACTGCTACAGCGCTTGATGTGGCATTAGCAGCATCAACTCCATAACCTAAAAAGACAACAGTGGTACCTGAATTAATAATCCGATATTGGTTACCACCTAATGTGCTAGAACCACATTGCACAGGAGTAGGAGGGGAAGATGCAGCCGTGAAAGTGACTGTATTACCTGTTTTGCTAAAGGCATTAATTCCCATATTAGGCTCCTGGAGGGGTATTCACCCATGATAAAGTTGCCTCATCCCAATACCAAGGACCACCTTCAGTTGGTGCTGGACCTGGAGGAGTTGGAGCTTCCCATAAATAAGTCGCTGGATTTAGCACCCATGAAGGATATGGTTGTGGGGCTGCAAAACCTGTACCATCCCATGAATAGCCAATACCAGCATAGTTGTAATTAAGGGGAGTGCCACCATCAGGAGTCATTGGCTCGGCAGGAGGGCTTGGTGCATAATGCACATTGCCATAAGTGTTATAGGAAGTTTGAACCCATAAAGATGGATCTCCAACAACTCCGCTATCAATAAATGTTTGATCGGCAACAATCACATCTGTGACTTTTCCGTTTTCTACTTTTGCAAAATGTGCCATGTTTATTCCTTTAAGCTGTATATGTACCGCTACCAACAGTACCGTAAATTAAGATTGTATTTGCTCCGCTTGTGGTTACAGTTGGAGAGCCTGTGGTGACTCCTGTGTAGTTAACTGTTGGCATAGAAATAATAATGACACCAGAACCTCCGTTACCGCCAGCGCCAGCAGAATTTGAGCCACCGCCACCACCACCAGTATTTGCAGTTCCGTTTGAGCCTATACCTGCAGCGCCAGCACCGCCACCGCCAGCGCCACCAGCGCCACCGTTATATCCACCTTGAATACCACCGCCACCACCACCAGCATAAGTTACAGAAGTGCCAGTAATACTTGATGCTGTTCCTGCTCCACCTGCACCACCGTTATTTAGGTTTGGAGCAGTTTGACCTGCTGCACTAGAACCACCTCCACCACCGCCAGGATAACCAGAACCAGTATTTAATCCTGATCCTCCAGCATTTCCTTGGCTGGCAGTTCCTGAACCAGGACTTGAATTATTTGCGCCACCACCGCCTGAACCGCCAGTATTTCCATTAACACCTTGACCACCACCGCCTCCACCACCGACAACAGTAGTTAATCCAGTAAAAGTTGAATTTGATCCATTTGATCCTGCTGTTCCTGAACCACCTGTACCTCCACCACCAACAACAAAAGTATAAGTAGTCCCTCTTGTAAAATTAGTAGTTCCAGTTAAAAGTCCGCCAGCGCCACCGCCACCACCATCATTATTTCCACCGCCACCACCACCAGCCACCATTAAATAAGTAACTGCATAGTAAGGAACTAGGCTTCCGCTACTTGTAAATGAATGTATGGTATTTCCACCAGATGATGTAACAGTACCACCAGTAAATTTTTGGCTACCAGCATACGAGATGATGACGATGCCTGAACCGCCAAGACCGTTAGAAACGGTGAATGCGCCTCCACCACCGCCACCAGTATTAGCTGTGCCGTTAGTTGCAGATGCCAATGCGCCAGCTCCACCTCCGCCTGTGCCTCCAGCTCCAGAACTAGTGGCTCCACCGCCACCACCGCCACCAGCATAATAGGTTGCGGACCCGCTAATACTTGAAGATAGACCTACACCACCATTTGAACCAGCATCAGTAGATGAATTTGCAGCAGCAGCTCCTGCGCCACCGCCACCAGCGCCATTATAAGTTCCGCCAGATGCTGAATTACCACCAGAATTTCCTTGACCAGCAGTTCCAGCTCCGCCACCATACGGTGTTCCACCATTAAAAGATCCGCCTGCACCCGATCCGCCAGAAGTGGCTGTAGCGCTGTAGTTAGAATGTCCACCGCCTAATGCTGTAGTTGAAACTGGGCTGAAACTTGAATTATTACCTTGTCCTTGTGAAGCGCTACCAGCGCCAACAATAACGGTATAAGTTGAATTGGCATCAATTATTGCAGTTGATGCTAAATAACCACCTGCACCACCACCGCCACCCACACCGCCACCGCCACCAGCAACAATTAAATAGCTTGCAGATAAAGAACTTAATGGACTGAGCACACCACTAGAGGTGAATGTATGGATAGTATTACCACCTACAGAAGTTACTGTGCCACCACCAAATTGTTGTGCGCCAGCATAAGAAATAATGACAATGCCTGAACCTCCATTACCTCCAGATGCTGTAGAACCATTACCACCACCGCCACCACCGCCACCGCCTGTATTAACTGTTCCAGCCGAACCATTGCCAGCACTTGCTGCACTACCATTACCGCCACCACCTGCACCACCAGAACCAGCAGCAATAGAATTTGGTGTATATCCACCACCACCTCCGCCTCCAGCATAAGTTACAGATGTTCCAGAAATTGAAGAAGATAAACCTACACCGCCATTACCGCCAGTTGCAGTAGTTCCAGTTCCGCCTATAGCACCAGCTCCGCCTCCACCACCGCCACCAGACAAACTAGCTTGATTAGAACCACCACCAGCATTACCTTGTCCAGATGTTGCAGCGCCACCAGCCCAACCACCTACAGTACTTGCATTATCTCCACCAGCGCCACCGCCAGAACCTCCAGCACCACCATTTGTTGAATAATGATTACTTAAACCGCCACCAACAGAAGCAGTAAGTCCAGTAACAGATGAATTACTGCCTTTAGTGCCTATACCACCACTTGTGCCACCAGTGCCGCCAGCGCCAACAATAACCGTATACGAGAGTGTTGGATTTAAAGATGTTGTGCCTGTTAAGTAACCACCAGCGCCAGCTCCGCCAGCTAAGTCTGCGCCAGCTCCGCCACCGCCAGCTACTTGGAGGTAACTAGCCGACACAGCTCCGCCCTTGCCAGTGGTAAATCCAAAGGCTGCTATAGCTGCTGCACCGATTTTAGATAAACGAGGCATTCGTTAATCCTACTTAAATTGAGTTTGTGAAGCTAAAACCGTATAAGCATTGCTACCTGTTTTAATAATGACATAGTTGTAAGCATCAACCGAGCTTGCATTACCAGAAGTAGGGGCTGTACCACCCTGCCATTTAGGGGTAACCGTGCTGCCATCAACTTGTACAAGACTGTTGTAGTAAGCAGTAGCACCATTAGTGTTAAGTAGAGTAACTGAAATTGAAGCATTATTAGGCACAGCATTGTTAAAAGTAGTGCCAGAGTTGCCTCTAAAATTTACAGTAAAGTTACCAGCAGCATTTGAGGTAAGGTACAAAACCACATTTGATAAAATATCAAGGTTGACAGTCGCATTAGCAGATGTTGCTGTCACATTGGCTGGCTCTTGAATAAGCTCGACAGTGGCATTATTTAAAGTTAGATTACCAACAGTTGAGGTTGTGCTACCGAGAGTGATAGTAGCATTGCCTAAAGTAGCTGTGGAGTTAGCTAATAAACTATTTGGAAAGGCAACTGAAACACTTGCCACATTCACATTGGTTAAAGTTAGGTTACCAACACTTGTAGTGGTATTCCCTAATCCTACAGCAGCATTACCAAGGGTTGCTGTGGTATTAAAATTTTGATCTAGCTGCGATAAAGGAATAGCACTCGTTGCTGTTCCGAATACATTTGGGACTCCCATTTAGAACCTCACTCTCAATTCATGTTCAAATTCAAATGTGTTATAGACAAATCCTGCCGAATTGGATGTACTGGTAAGCCCTAAGTATTTACCCCATTGCTGTGCATCCGATTTATATAAGGTATATCCTGTTCCACCTAACCAAGATATTACTGTAGAACTGTTATTTATCCAAGAGATAGTGGCTCCAAAATTGTTAGTCCAAGTGATAAAGTTTTGAAGGGTGTAGTTTGGACTAGAGCCATTCTCAGAATCAACTGTGACATTGATAATTCCGCCTTGGGAAAGAGTGGCTTCAATACCAAATTTAAGGGCTTGTTTAGTGCGGATTGGATCGGTTAATGGCAATAGCGCAGTTTGCACACGGCTAGTAAGCGCACTGGTTGCATCGGCATAGAGCTTGTAAAGTGATGTACCAGAGACACCATATAATGAAATTAGACCACCAGCAGGCACTGAAGTGATGTAAGCCATGCTATCCATTTGGCTAGTCAAGAACCATTTTTTCTCAAAGAACACAGCTTGGATATAGCGGTATCCGCCAGTAAAGACGGCATCGTAATATCTAAAATTAAATGCAGCGCACAAAATGTTATTAATGAGCACCTGACCTGCATAGACTGGGCTATTAAAGTCAATGTTGGGGAACATTCCATCAAGCGGGTCTGAAATCTTAGAGGTGGTAGAACCGACCAGCGCATACACACCATAGTCGTTCATAAACAACACAGACCTAAAATACGGGAATATGGCTTGCGCTCTCTTAGAACCAACCGATGCGCTCACATTGGTATTGGTAAATAAGGTCTGACCACTAGTGGAAACCCTAACATCAGAGAACACATTGATGGAGTCATCACCAAAAATGTATAAGAAATTGTTGGCTGGCAAGATTTGTTGAATGTTGCCATGCAGTGTAGAGTCAGTTAAAACAATGGTTCCAGCAGACACTGTAGTAAAGTCACTGTACGAGCCAGCAGCAGAATAGGCTACAGTGCGCCCAAAAGCCACCCAAACCCGCCCTGAGAACGATGCAACACCCACATTGGGATATTGGTTCACAACAGGAATTAAAACAGCTCCAGTACCGCCTCCTGCAACCGAGACAGTCATATTGGCTGAATTGGTGTAGTTGGCGCCATAGTTCGTCATAATGACTACTTGGACTTGGTTATTTCTGACAATTGCTTGGGCTGCTGCGCCAGTACCGCCACCACCAGAAATAGTGACTGCTTGCAATCCATTGGTGTATCCGTTACCAGAGTTAGTGACCGCTATGGATACGGTGCCCTGTTTAAAAGTCACAAGCTGACCAATAGCCGATGCACCTGATCCACCGCCACCTGTGACTGTAATGGTTAAATTGGCTGCATTGGTATAACCACTACCTGCATTTTGGATAGAAATCTGTGCAATAGAATTTCCAACCAAGGCTGCTGTAGCATTGGCTTGTACACCACCAACCTCATCTGGACCTGAAATAGTCACTGTAGGAGCGCTGTTATAACCTGATCCACCGCTAACTAAACCAATCGTACCGACTGAACCAATGGTCACAACATTGTTTGCATCCCAAGAATACAAACCATTTTGCTGGTCAAGGATCAAAATTCGGTCATTGTTGTATTGGCTAACCTCTACTCCAGCACCAGAAAAAAATCCTGCACCTTTAATTGTGCCTTTTTCGCCTGTTTGAACTTTAAAATATTGAGCTGAACCATCGGCTCCAAAAGACAAAATGTAGTCAAAAACATCTAAATTGGCTGAAGCAAGGTAGGTTGTAGCACTAGAAAAGGTGACATTGGCAGAGGCATTGTCTTTGACACGGCTGTAGGTTGGCACTACCTTGAGGTTACTGTAGCCTACAGGCTGTGCATTTTCTACCCAAGAAAACTCATCTTCACCAATTGCAGTTCGGTTAGCTTTGGTATTAAGCCCCTTAAACTGCTTAATGACCTGGTATGATTTTTTCTGTTCTGCTGCTGCCATGATTAGTACGGTGAGCTATAAACAGTGGGAATCCTGCGAGTAAATACAGAGTTCAAGATTGAGCTAACTTGTTTTGTGTACTCCTGCTTGTAAATCTCAGATTCGCCATAGCTTTGCTCATAGTACTTAGCAAGGTAGGCAGCATAAAATTTAACCCCTGAAGTGTAGGGATCGTTAATAACATCGGTAGCTGTCTGGGTAGCCAACTGCAATGCAACAGGCAAGACCACACAATCAATTTCAATTTGATAGATTTGATCGGGCACTGGACCTAAATAGATTTGACCTTGACCGTATATCGTAAAGGCAAGAGGGCGCCCAATGTAATTTTGCCAAAACCGTAGACGGGCATTAAAGTCAGTCCAAGACAAATAATCCATCGGCACACGGCTATTGCCCCAATACAAATTGATATTCAAAATATCTAATACGGTAGTGCCAGTAGAAGGACTAAGAGGGCTAGTACCAACCAAATTGGTAAGAGCAGCATAAGAAATGTTTTCAACATTACCGACATAAGTTAATCCAGCAGTACCACTTAAAAATTGAGTAGAGGGCGGATAGTTAGAATAATTGTTGGTACCGTTAGCTGGATAGGGAGGAGCTGTTCCATCCGTGGTTCCAGCTTGAGTTACCTGATAAATAAAAATATTACTAAATACAAATTGATTTAGTGTGTATGCAGTATTGGCAGCCCAAGCAACTGGATTGGTTGGTGTGGCACCATTTAAAGTTGTTGCAACTTGACATGGGGTTTGAGTGACAATGATCTCTCGCAGGCAGCCAGTATCCCGCACTACCCGTTCACGGGCAGAGTTAATGTAATCGGTTAACTGCTGATCGCTGTAAAAATTCCCGTTTGCATCATGCAGTAACCTACGAACATCTGTAATGTAGGTGTCAAGTGTTGCCAATTTTTAAATCCCATAGGTCATGCTGCCACCGAGAGGATCTTTCCCCCGCCCCTCTTTTGGGAGGGTAGGGGTACTCTTTCCACCAACGGGGATAACGATTGGTTCTTTTTTGGAGGCTCTGTGGACAATTCCCATTTAGACAAGCGCTCTAAGCCCTCATCTAAATCGTTGGAGGTTTTTGCCCAACCTAGCCTAGCCAAGTAAGGTTCTTTGTTTTCATCTCCATAACCAAAAATATGTTTTGCAACTTCAGGTGAAATCTCTACTGTCGATCCCACTTTAAATTCAAAAAATTGACCTGAAAATCCATCTTTCAATGGTTTGTCAGAATGATTGGTTACATAGATTGTTGTCATTAGAAACTTACCACATCTCCGTAAACACTAATGCTTACAGCATTTGCATTACCTGAAGCGGTGTTAACTGCAACAAATAGGGCAGAAGTAGTCGATCCAGAGATCACAGTATTGGCACCATAAGCACCAGATACGGCAACATCTTGATAACGACCAGCAGCAGACAATGTGGACAACACAGTATTAGCGGTAACTAGATTTGCAGAGTTACCGTCATTACTTGTATAGATTGCCACATTTGCCGAGCTAACAGAGCCTCCCAAAGCCGTGAAAGTAATTTTTCTTACAATCACAGCTCCAGAGTTGCTTACTGCACCACCGTTGGTTAACCCACCTGAACAAAAAGCTAAATTAGCAATTGCATTACCTGTAGTTGCTAAAGATACTGCTGTAGCAGTAGCAACACGGGCATTACTGAAACTGTCTAAATATAGCTGCGCTACTGCATCTGGGTTAGCCATTTATTGCTCCTTAACTATTGAAAGTGCCAGAGACATTCTGACCACCGTTCACTGTTGCCAGTGTCAGAGTAGTGTTGGATGTCGCATTTGCAGTTACATTCAAGCCGTCAGAAATAATCACACCGCCAGTGTTTGCAGCCAACAAGATGCTGTAGGTCGCCACATTGGTTGAAGTGTTATATGCTGAAACAGCATTAATAGTGCAGTTCGCATTTGGGAATACCAAATAAGTACCAGCAGGAATCGCATTACCAGTCGTTGTGGCTGTTAATGTAGAAAGCTGCCAATAAGCACCAGGAGTGTTTGAGGCTGTACCTGTAATGAGGATTTTATTTAAACCGAGTGACATAGCTATTTCTCCTTATAGACTGATAGAGTTATAGCCAGATACTCTGGTCATGGACTTAGGCTTGGTGCTCACTAATTCAGCGATCATCAAGACTGCGCCAACATAACCAATCTGCCAGTTCGGTAAAGTGCTCTCAAATCCAGTAAACACAAAGCTGCCTTGATCGTGAATATACAAGCTCATGTAGTTTGAATTAATGAAATAAAGAGTGCCTTCTGGACAGTAAGGATCTGGATAAACAGGAACACCAGCAACCATCAAAGCACGGAAAGCTGCTTGAGGACCGTTGCTATCACTATCAAAACCGTGACCTGGGGTGATGACATATTGCTCTTGACCAACATAGTCTTGCGCTAACAAGGTCCAAGTACCAAAACCACAAACACCAAAAGTTGGCACTTCTGCGCCATTCTTAACGGTACCTGAAATGTACTGTAGAACATTTTGACGAGTTGGGTTAACAGAACCAGCATTGTAAACCTTAGACTTCCACCATGTATAGGTAGAACGGTTGATGTTACCGTAGGTTGTCATGTTGGTACCATCATCAATAGCACCAGGCAGTCCAATAAACTGTTGGGTATTGGTGTAGTTGTTGTACAAAGCAGTAGCCATTGCATCCATCATCACATTGGTCGCATCGTTCATACGAGCTTCAATGAGAGGAATAATTGCATAGTCTTGCTGAACTGCGCCTTCCATTCCGAGGAATGGTACTGGAGCAATCATCAACTTGAGGTTGAACTCAGCATTGAAAGCACCCTGTTGTACTGACGGCTGGTTAAAAGAACCAGAATAGTCAGACCACTGGGCATTTACAAACTGTGCGCCTTGTACTGGTACGGTTACCTGCGATACACCACCTGAAGCCTGTTGACTGTTAGCAATCAAAGCAGCCATCAAAGGTGTGCTGTTGTAAAGTTGTACGACCAGCTTGGGGATAAATGCTCTACGAGTTACATAAGTAAGTTCGTTATATTGCGATGTACCCGATGCTGGAAGAATACCTCCGCCTATAGGCATAGTTTATCTCCAAACAAAATTAAAATATCCCCTCTTACTACTAAATACCGATTGGACGGTTGTTCTTACGAAGTTCCGCCAGCGCTTCTGCTGCTGAATTTCTTGCTGCCATCTTAGGATCTTTCCAGAACTTAGACAAGTCAAATCCTTTTAATGGATTTGGATTGTAACCAGATGGTGTAGGAACTGCTGCTTGTTGCATCCAATCAAAATATTCTGCTGCTGTTTCATGGTTTGTCATACCCTTCTCCAGCATTAGTTTTTCAATTGCATCAATCTGATCTTCAGAAGCTAAACCTTTTTTGACAAGTGATTGTCTGCGCTTGTTTAACTCATCGACAGCATCTTTTTCTCGTAACTTTGCTTCTAGCTGCATTACCCGTTCTTCAGCATTGGAGATTTTCTTTTCAGTGTAATCTTCCATTTCGATTTCAGGAATATTCATACTAGGTCTGACTTTTTTGGTCAGGCGCAATACTTCTTTACGAGTTGCAGGATTGTCAGCTAATTCTTTCATTAACTGCGCTAATTCGTCCCGTTGTTCCAAACTTACATCTTCTAAGCTCATGTTTATCCCCTTTTTCTATTAGATGACTTTTTTGGTATCGCCAGGCTTGCTCAAGGACATCATATTCTTGTAGCCAGCTTTGCCAGAAGCATCCAAACCACCAAATTGGGAAAAGCGAGGAGTGTTAATCACTTGACCGTTCTTTTGGTTGTTGTCTGTTGGCTTGCGAGGAGCTGATGCGCCTCTTGGTTTAAAAAGTTCCATTTTCTTTTCCTTTACATGGGTTGTGGTGGAGGCATAGGAGCACCGCCTGGAGCACCGCCTGGAGGAGGTGGCATACCACCGCCTGATGGAGGAGCTGGAGGAGGAGCGCTCATACCTGGAATAGCTGGTGCACCTGCCATTGCTTTCATCTCAGGCGAGGCACCACCCGCTTGAGGTAAATTCTGTAACATCTGCAAAATTTCGGCTGGCTGTAATTCATTGGTCTTAGCTTTCTTAGCGCCAATCACTTTGTTGATTGCGCTAATAGCAGCAATAGCTGCACGACCTTCTTCTGAATCAGATCCGATTGCTGGCAATGCTTGTTCAATCAAATCTTGAGCCATGGATAAATTAATCATTGCTGCTTCACGATTACCCATCTTTGGTTCTGGGGTAGACATTGGTGAAGCCATTGGAGGAGCAGAAGCATCTGACATTCCACCACCCATATCAGGGGCGGGAGGCAAACCCCCAGGAGTAGCAGAGTCCTGCTGGCTCTTAATCATGCTCATTAGTTGGTCAGACGATGCACCCATAAATTAATCCTATCAAATTGTGTATAAGGTTAAACCTTATCCACTGGTTGTCAAGTGGGGAGGTTTATTTAGTTTCCTCCTCCCCTAGGACGGGTTGGTCACCCAAAGCAATTCTTACGAATTACTTGCGAGCTTTACGACCTTTGCGAGACTTGCGCATTTTCATCTCCATATAGAAGGCAGCGACCTATTTATAGGGTAAGGAAGCCACAACCCTTTTTCCTCATCGTGTGAAGGAGCGGAAAACCTTATCTCCGTGTTTTACGGCTTTTCTTGTAACTTTTTCTCATCATAATCTCCGATTAACTATCCCCTAGTTGATCTTGCCAGATTGCGAGTCTTTGGGCTACGACTAAATGTCTGTACCCCTTGTACCTTGTATTCTAAATTTGGTGATCGCTCACCGCCCTTGAGTGTGCTTGTAGACACTCTAGGTTGATCTGCTTTTGGTTGTACATTTGCTGCTGCCATTAGCCTACCTCTGGTTCTTTCTTGCCTTTAGGGGCGGGAGCCTTACCAGCACCGCCTTGTTGAGGCATCTTTTTCAAACGATCTTTAAGCAATTGTTTCATGGGTGGATCAAGTAAGTCAATCAAAGATTCTTTATCAATTGCCCCTGCTTTATACAGGTTAAATGCTAAAGCTCTTTGGTCCTCCGTAAAGATCGGGCTATTAGAGTGAGCATCGACCTTAACCACAAAATCTTTAGTGAATTGTTCGGCAATGAACGGGACACCGTCAGAATCAACAAAGTGAGTCGGATCGTAGGATTGCATGAGTTTGAGATATAGAGTCGCAACTTTTTCAAGACTGTCCTCAATGACTAAAGCCCGTTTTTTAGCACGGGAAGAACCTAAACGAGCAAGCTGGCTGGCATGACCTTGACTGCGGACACCAGACTCTCCTCGACCTGATAACACATTGGATATTCCCGATACCTCAGAGAACATGGCATCAATCTCATGGATCACTTCAAATAAATCGCCTGGCATCTGTGGACCAAGCCTTTCGACTTTAGCATTAGGCATATCAGTGGCTAAAAGACCACCAGCACGGTTTAATGCAAAGTTTTTCTCATCCAAAATGCCTGTAAAACCAACTAAGCTGGTAGGTGGTGATACTTGCTTGGATAACAGATCCAATATCTCGGTCATCCGACCATTGCGCAGTTGTTGCAGCATGATGAGCTTTTGACATTCGGATGCTCCCCAATAATAGTCATACATAGGATCTGGACAAAGCTGAATGAAAGGACATTCGCCTTTTAAGAACAGGCTTGCACCTGGTCTGTCATAAATCACTACGGTGGGCGAGGCAATGGTGACGACTTGATAGTCCTCAGTGTCATCATTCCATATCCACAGTTCGTGCATCTCTACGGTATCTTCTGCAACACGGGCTTTGTAACGGTTCATGCCGTATAAGTCCATGTTGATGTTGCCGTAGATGGTTGGATTGGTCTGACTCATCACAATACGGTTTACAGCATCGGGAATATCAGACTCTGACTCTTTGTAGCCAGCAGTTACACGGGAAACAATATCTTCTCGCTTGGGATGAGAATACAGACGGGCATACAAGTCCGATTTGGTAATGTAGTAGGTTTGAACGATTGCTTCTTGCCTGTCTGTATAAGGGGTATCTTCTCGTAGCACTCCAATAGAAGATGGCTCAATCATGTAAGGATGAATGCCTTTGTTCATTACCAGTTTGACAAAGGTGGTGTTGTAAACCAAAGCCCAGTTCAATGCGCTAGAAAATACTTGGTCTGCATTGGAATTGAGCCACTCATCATTTAAGGCTTGAGTAAGGACAGGAGTCTTGCGATGCTCGCCCATCTTGACAGAGGCGCCTAGCTGAATAGAAAAGCGAGTTGTCTCTGCGGAATATAAAAAAGAAGTTAACTGATCTAAGTGCGGATTGATCTTATTAAAATAAGCAGGCGGTTCTTCTGGACCAGCGCCAAATAAGTAATACGATCTTAATGTTGAATAGTCAGCCCTTCTTTCCTCCCGTGATACCAAGCACTTTTGCATGGTCTCCAAATAGAAGTTTTCACGGGCATTGGGTTCTGACGGTATTCTCATTTTTTGATCGTTAAGTTTTCGGGATCTCGCAGAGTTGAACTTGGATCTATCTTAGGTCCTGAGTTTATACCAGCCTGTGCAGGTGTCAAGCCCACTTGTTCACCATTCACAGGTTGACCAAATCTTCCTGCTAAAACCGATTGCATATTCATTCCTTGGAAGCCCCCGCCCCAGATCGCTGAGTCACCTGGTCTAGCTTCCGTTTGTACTGGCGGGACAACGGGCTTGAGCTTGTCTTTGTCGACACCTTTTTTTCGAGTGGCGAACTTTTCGGCATCGGAGTATTCTTTTTCGGTGAACTTGTTTTTCTTGGTGAGGAAGCCTTCTTGGTGTTCTCCTTCACGGGTGGTCTTGATGTCTGACATACCAAATTCCATAGCCAACTGCTTAGTCGACTTATCTGTAAATTTAGTTTTTGCGCTAATGATGGAGGGCGCTTGGAGGAATACTTGTAAGACTTCTTCATTACATCCTTTCATTGGGCATTTTGCAACCCTGCTTTCAAAGTAACCGTGCTTTTCGCAATGGTAATCGTGTAAAACTGCCATGTCTATCCCCTTTCCAACTGTTCATCTAATGTTAAACCCGAATAATCATACTTGTTACTAACTCCAACCTTAATCTTAATCTCTCCATTAACCACTTGTAAACCTGTAGACCGTTGCAATACAGGCTTGGCATCTCTGCGATATTGGACAAATTTGGTGTTATCTCGGTTTTGCATGATGGCTACTTCGCCTGCCATCCACTCCCGATAGCCTTTATTGACCCGTCTTTGCATATATTCACTTAAAGGTTCAGTCTCATGTAGAAAAATATCTTTTAGACTGGTATGAGAAATACCGCATAGGTCGGCAAAAAGATTAATGGAGATGCCACGATCATGGTCTTTTAAAAAGCGCTTAATGATCCGTAGCAGCTCAACCTTGGTGTAACACTCTTTAGGACTGCCCATACACACCAATCCTCTTTAAGTAATCGCTTACATTTCGTCCCACGGTAAGTTGTTCTGGAGTGAAGTCGTCCTGTACCCTAGAGACTGTGCGAGTGATCTTCTGTGCAATAAGCCTGGGCTGCACCTGTTCGGCAAATGCAGCACAAGCTAGGGCAGCAGCAATCACACGGTCATCTTTGTTGCGACCAGAAGCCTCAATAGATCCGCCATCCCTGACCATGGTTTTCATTTCTTCAATGGTGTCCATATCGTAAATGTCCATCATGCCTCGCTCAAAAAAGTCTTTCATGTAAGTGAGCATTCGCTCTTTAGTAGCGCTTGTAGTGAGCCAGCCAATTGAGTTAGACATACCGCCCAAGGTATCGTTCCTGCGCCAAATGTAGTTTTGCATATTGGCATAGACATCCATGAGGTCTTTACCCAGAGCGCTGCCCATTGCAGCAGCTTGGCGCTTGAGGTTCTTGAGTTCATTAATGACGGCTTGACCAGGACCATTGATTTCTAAGTTCAAGGTGCTGTTTTTATAAGCACCTGCTAAGTGGGCAATCACCCAAGCAAACTGATAGGTGTTTAGTTCTGAAGTGGCAAAGGAAGCAACTTGTTCTAAACCGTCTGCATACACTCGGAATACTTGGATACAAAAACGGTCAGCCCAATCGCTAGAACCGTAAGCTGGATCAGCGCCAATAACATAATATGCCGTGTCAACAGGTTCCTCCCAGACTTTGAGAGATGCAAGGCGCTCAGTCGATTTAATAACTTCTGTGTCTTGAAAGTTAACACCAAAGCTATAGCGGTAATAATCACAATGAGTGCGCTTAATGCGCTTGACAGCATCTGTACACCTCGCATTTGAAAAGAAGGATGTGCCTGTCATCACAAAGGCATAGTCCTCGGTTGGGGGAAACTCTTGATACATGAGTTGATCGTCTTTGATACCTTCGGCTAA